CATAAAAGCAGGCAGAGCACTATCACAGGAAATCATGCAAATAGAGAATAAGGGCCCAGCTCTATCAGCACGTGAAACAGTAAAGAAGGCCCAATTTAAACAACTCAAAAGGAGTCTATAATGTTCTTAAATCTATACTCAATATACGATAATGTCGCAGAAGTATTCAATAAACCCTTCTCAGATATTAATGACGCATCAGCAATACGCGCATTCTCACAATCAGTAGAAGAAAACAAAAACAAAGACGATTACACCCTTTATCACATCGGTGGTTTCGACGATAATTCAGGCTCAATCACAGCCGATAAAAACCCAAAAAAATTACGTTCAGGATTCGAGATCAAGACAAATAATGTAACCTCAATTTCAGAACAACAACAGCTAGATGATCTGGCAAAACACGAAGCATTAAAAAAACAAAGCGGTATATAACTTATAAGGCGGGGGGTTATTCCCCCGCTTATTTATTAGAGGAAAAAAAATGCAATCAGTAATGACCCATACCTTTAGTCAGGCACCTTCAATACAGGCACCTCGCTCTCAATTCGACCGTTCACATGGACATAAATTTACAATGGATGCCGGATGGCTCGTTCCTTTCTATTGGGATGATGTACTACCTGGCGATACGTTTAATCTAAACACAACAGCATTCGCACGATTAGCAACTCCACTATTTCCTATAATGGACAACATGTTCATTGATACCCATTTCTTCTTTGTACCGAACAGATTATTATGGGATAACGCACGAAAATTTTACGGTGAACAAACAGATCCTGGTGACTCAATAGACTTTCAAATTCCAGTATTAGAAGGTACAGTAACCTCTTCAGGCTCACCAAACTTAGCTATTAGTTCAGGCAGACGAGGTGCATTATTAAATCAATTAGGAGTACCTCACGGCATAGCACCTAATGACGTAGATATATCAGCATTACCTTTCCGCACTTATGAAATCATTTTCAACGAATGGTTTCGAGATCAAAATCTTATAGATAGTAAAAACATGTCTACTGGTGATGGCCCTGATAATATGGACAACGCTGGTACACTTTATCAATTAGAACGGCGCGGTAAACGACACGATTATTTCACATCAGCTCTACCATGGCCACAAAAAGGCGACGCTGTATCTCTACCATTAGGTACTACAGCTATAATTCAATCTGACGGAACATCACCATATATTCATAAACCCGGTGGAACACCTCAAGAACAGCAACTATCAGGCGTAGGTTCAGACAGAGATATAGTCGCAACAAATTGGAATGCCGGAGGTGCTTTACGATGGGGTAGTATTACAGATGCAACATTAACAGGTTTAGAAGTTGATTTAACCACTGCTACATCAGCAACAATTAACGATTTAAGAGAAGCATTCCAGGTACAAAAACTTCTAGAGAGGGATTCACGTGGAGGGACCAGGTACTCTGAACTGGTCCGTAATCATTTCGGAGTAAACTTCTACGATGTTAGCTATCGCCCTGAATATCTCGGTGGCGGTTCTTCTCCTATTAATATATCTCCCATAACACAGCAAGCAGGTACAACAGATGGCTCAGCTACAGGCGTTGGTGATCTAGCTGCTATTGGAACAGCATCAGTCTCAGGCCATGGATTTACAAAATCATTCGTAGAACATGGAATAGTAATGGGCATCATGTCCGTACGTGCTGATTTAACATACCAAAAAGGATTACGTCGTGAACTATCAAAATCAACCAGATACGATATATACTGGCCATCTCTCGCGCATCTTGGCGAGCAAGAAATTCTTAACAAGGAAATATACTGTGACGGATCAGCGAACGATGACCTCGTTTTCGGCTATCAAGAACGCTACGCCGAATACCGTTATAAACCGTCTCAAATTTCAGGTCTCTTTCAGTCAGACGCAACAGGATCAATCGATGCTTGGCATTTATCACAGGATTTTTCAACATTACCAACATTAGGCGAAACATTTATACAAGAAGATCCGCCAATTGATCGATGTATACAAGTAGACACAGAACCGCATTTCATAGTAGATACATATATTAGTCTTAAATGCGCACGTCCTATGCCAACGTTTGGCGTACCAGGCATGATCGATCATTTCTAGGAGAAAAAAATGGGATTAGATAGCGCATTAGAAACCGTAGGACTTGGAGCTGCTGTACCATTTTTAGGACCAGCTATAGGAGGCGTAGCAAATTATTATGGAACTAAAGAAACAAACGAAGCTAACAAAGAAATAGCATCTGCAAGAAACGTATTTGAAGGAGAAGAAGCAACAAAAGCACGCGATTTCTCAATGACGGAGGCGGAAAAATTAAGATCATGGCAAAACGAACAAATATATAGACAATTAGGATTTCAAGAACGAATGTCGTCAACAGCAGTACAAAGACGAATGCAAGATTTAAAACAAGCTGGTATTAATCCAATATTAGCAGGTAAATATGATGCATCATCGCCTGCAGGAGCCGCAGGCGCAGGCTCACAACCCGCAACAGCAAAAGCTAATGCTCATGGTGCAACAATGCAGAATAAAATTGCAGGCGCATTGTCAGGTGCAAATTCAGCAATGGATATTGCCCAAAAATTCGCTAATGTTAGGAAAACAGTCACAGACACGGCTAGTACTGCACAAAATATAGATATAAAAGGACCAGCCGCAGAAGTAGCAAAGGATGCAAAAGATGTATACACAGGATTCAAATCTTGGGCAAAAGATATGGCACCTGCTGTATCAGGATTCCTTAGTAATTCAGCTGAAAAAGTAAATGATGTAAATAATACATTACAAAAAATTGGCGATCAATTAACAGGAAAAGCCCAGGCAAAAGCAAAAGAGATAAGAAACTCACCAGGAATAGAACTAACTCCATATGCACAACAAATGCAAAATAGACATCAGAATCAATTCGGATCAAGAGGGCCAAGATAATGTCATTCTATAAAACAAACGATAAAGGCGAAGTAATTCGCAAACGTATACAACTCACAATACCAGAAGACGAGGTAATTCGAGTCGAACAATCACATAAAGACGAAGTCAATATTAATAATATCGTCAAACGTCATGGCATGGATCTCATTGCCAAAACTGCTGCATTGCAGCAATTCAAATATGACGATAATCCAAACAATGATTTCCAGGAAACAATGAACATGATCCTTAAAGCTAAGGATTCATTTTCAAGCGTACCATCAGATATACGCAAACAATTCGATAACGATCCTGCCAAATTTATGGATTTCATCCATAATGGCGATAATCAACAACAATTAATAGACTGGGGTCTTGCAAAAGCCCCAGAAACACCACAACCCATAGAGGTAGTGGTAACAAATCAGCCAGAGACTCCCCCGCCTACATCAGGCGAGGCTGGCTAATACTAAAGGCTCTTAGGAGCCTTTTTTAATTACATTAAATAAAAATAACAAATAAGCCGTAATAGGCTCACAATGCGTTTAGCGTAGCGTTAAAGCAAAAGAGCCTATAGGCTATCAAAAATAAATAAACGTTCAATAGAACGTAATACAGACCGCTACGGGTGATAATCTCTGATTATTGCCCTTTGCGGTCCCCCGTCGGGAGACAAATTAGGGTGAAACCTGAGGCAACAAAAGCCGAATCCGGACAGCAAACTACTTGATATAACTGTCCGGACTGACACCTTTTTATAAAAAAGTGTCAATCCAAGCTTTACAAAGCTTAAAAAAAGATTATTATAATAATCGTCAATCAATCATAACGAGGAGTCATTATGAAATATCAAGTATCATTAGAGTCAGAAATAGCATCATACGAGCATCAAATATATAAAACACGTATAAAAGAAGCCATGCTTAAATTAGATTTAATTCAAGTGCAAATGTCAGTAGATTATTCAGAAGATGCAATTCAAGAAACTTTTAATGAATGTGAAAATGAAATCAACGGAGGTTGGTAATGGGTAAACGATACAAAATGAGCAAAGGCTCATCAAAACGAAAATTCAAAAAAAATACAGGTGTTAATAAAATGAACACCAAACCCCGTCCAATGCGTGGCGGAACACGATTATAGATGGATGTCGTGCTTTCATCCACTCACGGCTTATCGCGATAGCCTCGGTCAAATACGATTCGATGAAAAAAACAACGGCGACCCGCTCAAATTACCCTGTGGACAATGTATTGGATGCAGACTTGAACGATCCCGACAATGGGCAATGCGAATCGT